TAATTTATTGACTAATGATTGATGGTCGACACTGTAATTATCAATATCAATCGCACCCCATTTACACAAGTTATCATCCCGTATAGGTATGATTCCTAAACCCTGTTTACCATCAAGGTGCTGTTGCCAGAGTTCTTCTGTGGGTGGCTCTTTTATAATTTTGTATACGCCTAGACGTTTACCATCACCGCGCTGTTCTTCAGGGTTAAACACCCCATGAGCGCGTTTATTACCATCAAATAATTTTAAAAACTGTTCTGCTAATGTCATTGCTTTCTCCAATGAGAAGGGTGGGAGAGTAAGGTTAGTTGATACCTAAACCCTACCCTCCCGAGCAACCTAGAGGCGATCAACCCCCTTGGTTGTGCTTAAAAAGGTACATCATCATCTGGTGCTGCACCTTTATCCTTAGGCTCTGGAGGGGCTGTTTCTTTTACCTCTACTTCACCAGCTTTTACTGATTTAGCAAACGCTACAGCCATCTCAAATACATTAGCTTCTTCGGCATCTGTTAGGCTTATCGGACCGACTTTATTAATTTCCCAACCAAACCAATTACCTTTATCATTGCTTTCAGCAACCGTAGATAATTGATATTTATGAGACATCATTGGTAAAGTGTACGGACCATTTTTGCCTTGTGCTGTAAGAGCTTGCATTTGTGTAACCCATTTACGAGCTTTCTTTAACTGTGTACTAGACATAGTTATTAAGCATCGTTGCGGACCATCCTCATCAAGCAAGATTACAAAAAACTGTGCGGTATTAGTGAGTATATTACCATTTGGCAGAATATCCTCACCACGCTCATTCTTTGTTGTAGTATTGGTAATAGGGTCATCAGGGTGGTATGAACCAAAATAGCCACCACCTTTTTCACGAGGAGCCCATTCTACAAACCTACGATTGTAATAGCATGGGACAACAGTCACACCCTTTTCACCATCATATGCTTTATTAGCTACCGTATTAAACATCATACCAGCTTCAGCACCCTCAACATAAGCACCATCACGCTTATTCACTTGTGGACTGAGTTGTGCAAGTATGCGTAAAAACGGTACTGCCATATCTTGTGAGGTGGTTTCTTCAAAACCCAACCCACCTAAATCTTCAAACTGTGCTACTGCTACAGCAGAAGACTCTTTCTTTGCTACTTCTGTTGCCATATCTACCTCCGTATTTTGGCTCTCTGCCCCACATAAATACCCAACAGGTCATATGGCAAATTCTCGCCCTTTTCTACCTGTTCCTTCACAAACGACTTTAGTGTCATGGGTTCCACCCAAGTCTTAGTTTGCGTTTGCATACCGCGCTGTTCAAGCTCGGCAAGCAAATCTTTAGCAGAGTTATCCTCACCACGACCAAAGGCCGCTGTAACGTGGTTCTTTATAAGGGAACCATGCCCTGCTTCTATAAGCCATTGAAAGGCTTCATCCTGACGGTCTTTGGCAATGCTGGCATTATAATAAGGCGCAACACTAATCTCACTGCCATCCTCCATCTTAAGTTCAGTAACCCCATACTCTTGCAAAGCGGCTGGTAACAAATCTTCTGCTACCTTGCGATGCTCACGTTTGGAATCCTTTAACTCTAACTCTAGATCAGCAATGCGTTTCTCTAACACAATTTGTTGTTTGCATAGGTTACTCACAGTGCTGATACCCGATTGATTTATGCTGGTTAGGTCTCCAGCTACACTTTCAAAGTCCATTAACTAGACTCCTTCCTATGGTATAGATCTACTTCCAACGGATAATAGCGTTCCTCTAACCTATCCCACTTTAATGCTTTGAACCTACCATTGTTCATTCGGGCTGCTTCAGCACAGGCAATGCCTATACATAAAGGGTCACCAGATAATAATAAGTAATCACTATCATTAAAGTTACGAAGGCCTCGGCTAATCCTACGCACCGTTGGTTGAGTGCTGAATGAAACCTGTTCCTTAGCCGGAACAAGTATCTGCAAATCGCCAAAAGCAACTGCATCTGTGATATCTCTACCACGCACTTCTTGTGTAATGTAGACTGTCACGGCTTTCTACTCCGCTGCTTTCTATGCTTAGTGGTATTACCAAGCAAAATTACCTTACACATTTATATATAGGGGTAAAACAAAAAACTTATCATTGTTATCCATCCGATATTTTAATATCTGATATCTGATATCTGGGAATTGTTCATTTACAAACGGTTACTTTGAGCCCCTACGCGAGATAGAACACGAACATAAAAACATATGTAAGATTTTGGTTTTTGTGCTATTATAAAAAGTACCCAATAGAAAGCGGTGTTATGCGTTACAAATTTAAATACAAGCCCTACGAGCATCAGCTCGAGGCATTAAAAAGATCGTGGAATAAGAAAGAATTTGCCTACTTCATGGATATGGGGACAGGTAAATCAAAAGTTCTTATTGATAATATGTGTGTCCTCTACGACCGTGGAGAGATTACTGGTGCATTGATAGTTGCCCCTAAAGGTGTATACCGAAACTGGGAGCAAGGTGAACTGCCCACGCATATTCCTGAGCATGTCATGTATGATACAGTGCTATGGAATCCTAGCCAGACTAAAACACAATTAGAAAAACAAAATAAACTTTATGTTGTAGATGATAACCTAAAGATTTTTGTTATGAATGTAGAAGCTTTTAGCACTAAGAAAGGTTGTGAAGCTGCCGAACGTTTTTTAAATGCACATCCTTCCCTTATGGTTATTGATGAAAGCACTACTATAAAAAACAAAGATGCTAAACGTACTAAGAGTATTGTAAAGATAGGTAAAGTTGCACAGTACAGACGTATACTTACAGGCTCACCAGTAACAAAAAGCCCTATGGATCTGTATACACAAGCAGAGTTCCTTGATGAATGGTTATTGGGACATAGTAGTTTTTTCAGTTTCCAATATGAATATGCCATCGTACAAAGGCGTAGTATGGGAGCGCATAGTTTTAATCAAGTAGTAGGGTATCGTAATTTAGATAAACTCAATGGTATACTTGAAAACTTTAGCTATCGCGTAAAGAAAGAAGACTGTTTAGATTTACCTGATAAAGTATACATTAAGCGTAGTGTAGAACTCACTGAAGAACAAAAGTCTGTTTATAATAGTTTGAAAACATTTGCTCTTGCCTTACTAGAAGATGGTTCAGTCACTACTGATACTATCCTTACGCAATTACTCAGGCTGCAACAAGTATGCTCAGGCCATGTAAAAATGGATGATGGTGAAATGAAAACTTTCAACTCAGCTAAATTGCCCGAGCTTATGTCTGTATTAGAAGAAGTAGATGGTAAAGTTATTATATGGGCTAACTTCACACATGATATAAAAACAATAGAACAAGAAATATCTAAAATGTATGGTGCTGAAACAGTAGCTACATATTATGGGGAAACAGAGAGTGATGAACGGCAAGCTATTGTAAACCGCTTTCAGGATCCAGACAGCCCTCTTAAATACTTTATAGGCCAACCACGCACAGGTGGTTATGGGCTGACTCTGACAGAAGCTAAAACAGTTATATATTATAGTAATAACTTTGACCTTGAGATAAGGTTACAAAGCGAAGATAGAGCGCACCGTATCGGGCAAACAAGTAAAGTTACTTATATAGATATTGTAGCTGATAAAACAGTCGATGATAAAATACTATTAGCATTACGGAATAAAATCAATATAGCTAGTCAAGTTCTTGCTGAGGATTTTAGGGATTGGATCGTTTAAGAAGATCTTGATATAATAAAAATCATACCAAGGAAAAATGTTGCGGCTGCAAGCACAGCACCACTTATCATCAACATTTGTTTCATGTTTTCAGCAGCTTCTTTTTCTTGTTGCCGTTTTAAACGACGAGCTTCAGCCGCAGCTTCTTTAGCTTCGCGTATACGTTTAGCTCTTTCATCTACGATACTTCTCCATGTTCCATGACCAAACCGCATATCAACCATACTGGCTATTTCGCGCATTTGTTCTTGGGCTAACTTTGCATCTATTACTTCTCTAGCAACATTAGTAACACCAAACTGATCACCAACACTAACGCCAGACTGTTGGCTACGACGTTGTTGGACTTGTTTTTCTCCTTCAAAGAGGTTGTCTATAAAACCCGCAATCTCACCAACATCATTAGCAGTACCAATAGCACCTTTAATACCATCAACAGCACTTTTGAATAAGGCTATCCCTGCGAGAGCAGTGGATATGGGTTCCATATCATACCTCCCGCATACGGGAGACTAACCGTTCAGCACGATTTGTTACTTGGTGATACCATTTTGAGTCAACCATCTCATCGGCTGCTTGCTGCCAATCACGTGCATCGACACCAGCTTTCATACCTTTGAATTTGCTTAACCGAGGGTATCCCATATTGAACATCATATTTGCTATTATTAGTTGCACTTCTTCTGGTAAGGAATCAAAGTCGGGGTACAATCGTTCACAGTCTTCGAGGACTGTTCCAACATCTTTATTAAAGCACTCTGCGACTCTATCTGTTGTGATAAATGTTCCGACTGGACGGTTATACTCTTCGTCAGATTCAGTGACCAAGTGACCAATCCCAAAAGTAGGCAGACCCAAATGATCCAAGTATATTTCATACTTACACCCCTCATCTGCTTCTATTTGTTTCCGTAATACTTCAAGATCCATTATGCTAATCCCATGATACCTTGGTTACGACGATTTGCTATTGCACCACCTAACTCATCGCGAGGAAACAGAGAGGAAAAGTTCGTAATCCCTGCACCCTGACTAGCTCTAGGTGGTGGTTGTATCTGTGGTGCGCTCGCTAATTGCGTAGACGCAGGAGTAGTAACCATATTTGAAGAAACATTGAGAGGCACACCCATATTCAATGAATCTGTTCTGTCTATTTCTTCCGATGGTGTTTCTTGACCAGCCGGAGCTTCCTGTACTATTGCGCCACCTTCTACATCTAAATTAAGTGAATCCGTCATTCTTCTTAACAAAGAAATACTGGCTGCTACTCTCCCAGAAGACCCTTTAATATTGATAGCTCTTTCTAATTGAGCTACAGAAGGTTCGGCAGCAAAGACTGCTGCTAAAAACCTATTAGTAAATAATGATTTAGCTGCATTAGGTATTCCAGTAGCACTTAACAATTCGGATCGTATATTACCTGTTGCAAATGCCCCGCCCACATCAGGAGTATTTCCTAGAAAAGCACCGTATTTTTTAAAATTTTCAAATATTTTTCTATTAGCTTCCCCTGCCGCAGTTTTTACAACAGAACCATCAGCTTGGACTGTGCCAAACAAACCTTTAAAGGCCTCATACTTTCCAGTAGTGTTTAACAACTGGTCTAGCTCATTACTAAGTTTAATTGGGTCAATTACTGTTTCAGTAAAATATTTTGAGCTACCCTCTCTATTAACAATAGAAGAAGAGTCCGCAATATCTTTTAACAACGCACCTCTTATTTCTTTAGCTCGTTGACCAGATAAGCCCCCATTTGCATCTATAAACTGTTGCAGACCAATATCTTGTTTCACACCATACTGAGAACGAACATACCTTAGAGCTTGAGCCCCATTAGATAAAAACCCATCTAACC